GTATAAGAGACAGAGCTCATCCAGTCCTGGATCAAGAAGGGTTCCGGCTCGGCACCAGGCGGCGCGGGCGGTCCAACTGACGGGTCGGGTCAGCCCGACCCCAAGACCGATGACAAGGTCGCCAAGGACGGCTGACCCGTCTAGGCTCGCACAGTGGACGGCGAAAGGTGTGCGACATGCCCGCTCGAATCGAACGGCGGTTCTCCGCCGGCCTGACCCTCCGCGAACTTGACAAGCCCCAGGACGGAAGGATCGCGACGCTCAGCGGCTACGCGGCGGTCTTCAACTCGCTCTCGGAAGATCTCGGCGGGTTCCGCGAGTTCATCCGGCAGGGGGCATTCTCGCAGTCGCTCAGCCGCGGCGATGACATCCGCGCGCTGGTCGGTCACGACACCACCATGATCATCGGGCGCCGGTCGGCCAAGACGCTCGAAGTGAAGGAGGACGAGAAGGGCCTGGCGGTCGAGGTCTCCGTTCCCGACACCACCGCCGGGCGTGACCTGGTCGTGAGCGTCAAGCGCGGCGACCTCACAGGGATGAGCTTCGGGTTCGCCACGGTGAAGGACGAGTGGACGCGGCAGACCAAGGACGGTGACACGGTCTACCGCCGCGAGCTGATCGTTGTGGATCTCTTCGAGGTTTCGGTCGTCGCGTTCCCCGCCTACACCGACACGAGCGTCGAGGCCCGCGGCGATGTGCGGAGCCTGAAGGACATCCTGCAGGAGGGGGTCCGGCGAGCGGGCACGGACGCCGCTCCCGGATCTCACGCCAGGCGGGACCGCCTGATCGCCGGTTACAAGGCGCGGTCCGCGCTGTGGACCTGAACACCGGATACGTCTAGTCTGGCGCTGGTCAGTGGAACCCACGCCACGCGGAGGCACCAATGTCACGAATGAGCTTCACGGTTGATGTCAGCGATCTCCTCTCGAAGTACGACGGCGAGCGCCAGAAGGCGCGCGACGCCGCGGACCAGCTGGTGGCCAAGGTCACCACCGAGGACCGTGCGTTCACCAAGGACGAAGAGGTGGAGCTCAAGGCGCACCAGGACAAGATCGTCGATCTCACCAAGCGGAGCGAACTGCTCAAGAAGCAGATGGAGGTCCGTGCTTCGCTCGATGAGCCTGGGAAGTCCAGGACCCAGCGCGACGTCAAGCCCACCGAGCGTGCTGACGATGACGACGCCGAGAGCAAGGACCGCGAGAAGCGGTACTGCAGGGCCTTCGGCTCGTTCCTCCGCCGCGGCATCGGCGCCATGAGCGATGAGGAACGCTCGTTGCTGCAGAGCCGGTTCAACTCGCTCCCCGAGGACAACCCGGAAGTCCGCGATCTGTCGGCCATTACCGGGTCCGCCGGCGGATTCACCGTGCCCACCGGCTTCCTCGCCCAGATCGACCAGGCGATGAAGGACTACAGCGGCGTGCTGCAGTCCCGCGCCCAGGTCATCACCACCGACGCCGGCAATGACCTCCCGTGGCCGACGGTCAATGACACGGCGAACGAGGGTGAGCAGGTCGACGAGAACACCGCCGTCGGCGGGCAGGATGTCGCCTTCGGGCAGATCACCGCCAAGGCGTACCTGTTCTCGTCGAAGTTGGTGCTGGTGCCGCTCACGCTGATGCAGGACACGGGCATCGACCTGGAGGGGTTGCTCGCGTCGCTGCTGGCCGAGCGCCTGGGCCGCATCGCCAACCGCCGCCTCACCAGCGGCACCGGTGCCAACCAGCCCCAGGGCGTCGTAACGGGCTCGACGTTGGGCGTCACCGCCGCCGGCGCCTCGGCGATCACGTACGACGAGACGATCGACCTGCAGCACTCGATCGACCCCGCGTACCGCGCCGATGCGGAGTACATGTTCCACGATGATGCGCTCAAGCTGTTCCGCAAGTTGAAGGACTCCGACGGCCGGCCGATCTGGATGCCCGCGGCGAACGCGGCGATGGCGAACGGCGCGCCGGGTTTGCTGAACAACAGCCCCTACAGGATCAATATGCACATGGACAGCCCGGCCACCGGCAAGAAGTCGGTGCTGTACGGCGACTTCAGCAAGTACAAGGTCCGCCGCGTGAAGTCGATCACGCTGGTCCGCCTGGCCGAGCGGTACGCGGAGAAGATGCAGATCGGCTTCTTCGCGTTCATGCGGCTGGACGGCAGGCTGAGCAACGCCGGAACGAACCCGATCAAGCACCTCGTTCACCCGTAACCGGGTGGCTAACACGGCATACCACTTTTTCATTGCGGCTCTGGTCCGCTGCAGCGGGTCAGAGCCTTTCAGAGACTTTAGGAGCAGCCATGCGAATCAAGTTCCTCACATCCATCGCCGGCGTCAACTACAGCCACAAGCCCGGTGACGAGGTGGATTGGCGCGACAATGCCGAGGCGGAGCGATTCGTGAAGGCCGGGTACGCCACGAAGATCGGGACTGCCTCTGTGCTGGAGGGCGGCAAGGCTGAGAAGCCCGCGAAGCCCGACGTGCAGGACAAGCCCGCGGTCGAGAGGACCGACGGCAAGGGCGGCGGTGGGGGTGAGAAGGCGACGCTGAAGCGGTAAGTGGACAGGCGGGCTAAGCCCCGCAAGGAGACGATCATGGCAGCGGTAGGACTCGAGGAAAACTCGCTCACGCTTCAGGCGGCGGGCGCTTCATCGGCGGGCACGGCGGTCAACGGCGCGACGCTGGACATGGCGGGGTTTGATGGGGTGATCCTGTTCTGCACGCTCGCCACCGCCAACGCGGGGAACTTCCTCAAGGCCCAGCAGGGCGAGGCGAGCGACGGGTCGGACATGGCGGACCTGGCGGGAAGCAAGGTCGTGGCTGACGCCAACGGCTCGATCGTCGCCCTCGACATCAACCGGCCCAAGGAGCGGTACATCCGCGGCGTCGCCATCCGCGCCGGCGCCAACACCGCCACCGGCGACATGTACGCCCTGCGGTACAAGGCCAGCAACCAGCCCACGAGCAACACCATCGCCAACGTGCTCAAGAGCCTCAAGCTCGTGAGCCCGGCGGAAGGCACGCCGTAACAGAATCACTGGCGGGGTAGAGCAGCCTGGAAGCTCGTCGGGCTCATTAACCCGAAGGCCGCTGGTTCAAATCCAGCCCCCGCTATTTCACGGTCGCCAGTGTTGGCGGCCGGCCGGCCCGTACCTCTCCTTCCGGCGGGTCCACGCGTCGGCATCGAAGGGCGGGCCGGTTCCTCTGATGGCGAGCGGATAGGCGAGCATGGGCTACGAGATCGTCACAGAACCCGCGGAAGAGCCCGTCTCCCTCCAGGAGGCCAAGGACCACCTGCGGGTCGAGGTGACCACCGACGACGCTCTGATCGGCCGGCTGATCACCGACGCCCGCGAGTGGGTGGAGCGGTTCACCCGCCGCGCCCTGGTCACGCAGACGCGGCGGCTCTGGGCGTACCAGTTCCCCGACTGCTACTTCGACCAGGACGGCATCGGGCGCGATTCCGCGTGCCGCGACTGCACGGCGGTCCTGCTGCCTGGCGGCAAGGTGCAGAGCGTGTCGAACGTGAAGTACGTGGACGCCGCAGGGACGCTCCAGACGCTGGCCGGGAGCGAGTACAGCCTCGATGCCAAAGACCCGCAGAAGCACGCCCGGCTTGTACCCGCCTACGGCAAGTCCTGGCCGGGAACGCGGAGCGAGCCCAACGCGGTGCAGGTCGAATACATCGCCGGGTACGGCGCCGCCGCGGCGGTGCCGGCGATCGTGAAGCAGGCGGTCCTGCTCCACGCCGGATGGCACTACGAGAACCGCGAGGCCTCCGACCGCGAGAAGTTCCTCGGGTGCCTGGAGATGAAGCTCGCCGACGTCCGCCTGTTCGCCTTCGGCTGACCACCTCACGCCCACACACCAGGAGCACCCATGCCCACCGACCGTTACGACAAACACGCCTCGAGCCTCATGGCCCCCGCCGATGACGGGTTCGCCATTACCCCCAACGACGGTGCCGACCTGACGCGGACGCCGCGGTCGATCTATGTGGGCGGAGCCGGCAACATCGCCCTGATCACGTCGAAGGGAACGACCGTCACGTTCACCGGCCTGGCGGCAGGATCGGTGCTGCCGATCCGCGCCAACCGCGTTCTGGCGACGGGGACCACCGCGACCAATCTCATCGGGCTCGACTAACGGAGGCGGCGATGAAAGCGGGCCAACTCGACCGGCGCATCCTGATCCAGCGGCCCGTTCACGTTCGCAACGAGCACGGCGAACAGATCGAAGGCTGGGTGGACGTTGCCACGGTCTGGGCGAAGTTCGAGCGAATCACCGGGGGCGAGGAGTTCCGGGCCGAGCAGCGGACCAATCGGCAGCAGGTGCGTTTCACGATTCGGCACCGGCCCGGAGTGGAACCGACCATGACGCTCGTGTACGACGGCGAGCGGTACGAGATCGAGGATGTGGGCGAAGTTGGCGACGGGCGGCGGGACGGCCTGGTTCTGAACGGCTACGCCCGCGAAGTCAGGAGCGGAGGCTGACATGCCGAGTGTGGCACGCAACAAATTCGACGTACGTGTCGATCTCAGCGACATCCAGGGCAAGATGTTGACCCTGGGCAAGCGCCTGAGCACGGCCGTCGGCCGCCGCGGCCTGCTGGCCGGCGCTCGCGTGATCGGAGAGGAGGCGCGTGTGCGTGCCCCTCAGCCGCGGGCCAAATCACGCCGCGGCAAAGCCAAGGGGCCGGCGATCAATCGCGGCGAGAAGGGGTACTGGTCCAGGGGGCTGCTGCGGAAGGCCATCGCGTGGGAGTCTCGCGGCATCTTCCGCGACGGAAGCGGCGTGCCTGTCGAACATCGGGCTGTCGTTCTCATCCGCAAGCCTCGTGGGGCGGGCGGGCGAAACGTCCGCTCCTACGCGCACATGGTGGAATACGGCACCCAGCCTCACCACATGGGCAAGGGCGCCATCACGACCGTCTTCAAGCGGTCGAAAAAGAAGGTCAATGCCGTCGGCGCGATGCACCCAGGCGCAAAGCCCCAGCCGTTCCTTCGCCCGGCCCTCGACACCAAGGGCGCTGAGGCCATCCGCACCATCGAGCAGATCGTCCGTAAGGAACTCGTCGTTGAGTTGGGGAAGATGCGATCCAAGGCGGTGGCGCGACGGTGACGATCGAGACGGCCATCACGAGGCACCTCACCGAGAACGCCGGACTTGCCGGCGTCCTTGGCGGACGGGTGTATCCGAAGCGGATGCCGCAGAACCCGACCTACCCGACGATCGTGTATCACCGGATCTCGGGGGCACGCGAGCACTCGCATGATGGGAGCAGCGGTCTGGCTCATCCGCGGTTCCAGTTGGACTTGTGGGCCAAGACCCACATCGCCGCGAAAGACCTGGCGGAGAAGGTCCGCGCTGCCCTCGACGGTTACAAGGGCGTGATGGGCGGAGTCGGCGGCGTCGACGTCAACGGCGTTTTCCTCGAGGATGACGACGACGGGTATGACGATGACCTGCAGGTCTACTGGTGGCGGATGGATTTCACCCTCTGGCACAACGAGTAGCGGGCCGGGCACGGGTAGTATCCGCGGAAGTGGACTTTGAAGGAGACGGTTATGACGGCGACGCAGGCCAAAGGCGGCTTCGGGGCCAAGCTCTATCGGGACGATGGGACGGGCACGTTCGTGGCGGTCGCGGAAGTGCTCGACATCAACGGCCCTGAGTTGAGTCAGATCATCGAGGACGCGACCACCATGGACTCGCCCAACGGGTGGGGTGAGAAGATCGCCGTCGGCGTTCGCGAGGCCGGCGATGTCACGTTCCAGATGCACATGATCCAGGACGACACAACCCAGAACTCGCTCTACTCCGACCTGGGATCGAGCACCAAGCGGAACTTCCGGCTGGTCTTCCCGAGCGGCACCAAGCGCCTCGCGTTCTCGGGGTTCGTGCAGCGGATCGGCCACAGCTACCCGGTCAAGGGCAAGCTCGTGAACGACTGCACGGTGTCCATCACCGGGCAGGTCGTCAAGGAAGCCAACCCCTGATCGCCGACGCCGTGTACGCCGCCCTTCTCTCCGGTCGCCTCTTCCAACAGGAGCCTCGCATGGATGCGCCGCGCGCCATCATCACCATCGCCGACACCTCTCACACAGTCATCTTCGACTTCAACCGTCTCGTGGCAATCGAGGCCGCCACCGGCCGCACCGCCCTCCAGACGCTCTCCGAGTTCGCCGGCTATGCGCCCGACGTTCCGGATGGGCAGGAACCCACCGCGGAGCAAGCCCAGGCCGCGGCGGAGCGGTTCAGTGTGACCAGCGTGGGGCGGTTCGTCGCGGGGTGCCTGGGCATCCCAGTGGCGGAGGTTGGGCGGCGAGTGCCGATGGGTCAGATACGTGAGGTCTTTGCCGCACTGATTCCAGGTTTCGTCGAGGCGGTCAAGCAACTCAGCGGCGGCGGGACCACCGCGGAGTCCGCGGCGGACCCTTCGGCGGCCCCTCAGACCTCCGCCGCCTGAGAGCATGGGCCAGGGTCGAACTGGGCATCACCGCCGCGGAGCTCGGGGCGATGTCGCCGGCGGAGGTCCGTGACCTGCTCGACGCATGGGAAGCCCGCGAACGGCGGCGGGACTTCCGGGCCGGCCAAGTGTGCTGGCTCCTCGCGGAGATTAACAGGGACCGTGAGGCTCGGCCGGTGCCATTCTGCCCGGCTGACTTCTTCCCGAGTCTTGAACTGCTCCGGCCTGATCCGCCGACCGATGATCAACTAGAACGGAAAATGGAAGCACTCTCCCGCGGAGGCAGCACATGAGCCGCATCGGACGTCTTGAGATCGAACTCTTCGCCGGCACCGCTTCCTTCATGAAGTCCATCAAGGAAGCGGAACTGAGTGTCAAGGTATTCGGGACCAAGCTCCGCACCGGGCTCGGCGTCGAGATGAAGAGCCTACAGGGTGTGGTCACCGGCGCCGTCAAGGGCGTGCTGAACCTCAAGACGGCGTTGGCGGGCGCGGCCGCGGTCTACGGCGCCTTCAAGCTCGCCTCCACGCTCGACGCCGCTGCGGACACCGTGGACAAACTGGGCAAGGCCTCCAAGCGTCTGGGAGTCACGGTCGAGCAACTCTCCGCCCTGCGGTTCGCGGCGGGGGAATCGGGGATCGAGTTCGAGGCGCTGGCGACGATGGCGAGCAAGGCCGGGAAGGCCGTCGCCGAGTTGGTCGCCAACGGGAACGCAACCGCCCGCATCGGACGGCTCAACGTGGAGCTCGCCAACTCCGCTGGCCAGGTCCGCAACATCGCCGAGCTCATTCCCGACATCGCCCGCGGCATCGAGTCGGCGGGGAGCGAGGCCGAGCAACTCCGCCTAGCCCAGAAGTTCTTCGGCAAGGGCGGCGGCGATGACTTCGTGACGTTCCTGAAAGAAAGTGGCACTTTCGTGAAAGGTCTGGCGGACCAGACCGAGCGGGCACGGAAGTTGGGCGTTCTTTTCACCGATGACCAGGTCGAGAAGTTGACCGCCTATCGCGACGCAGTCGGGCGGGTCCAGGAAGCCTGGCTCGGGGTCAAGGTCAAACTGATGACCGAGATCGCCCCGGCGATCACCGCGTTCCTGGACGACATCGCCCTGCGATTGGCGGGCTTGCCCGGTCTCATCAAGGCCACTCTCGGTGCGTTCCGCACCGTGCTGGCCGGCAGCCCGGAACAGCGGCGGCTCGCGGCCGAGTCGATCGCCAACCTGAAGAACGCGGTGACCAATCTGCTCAAGGTGTCGGTGGTCGAGCTCGGGCGACTGGTCGGGATGTCCATCGTCGAGTCGATCCGGTACGGCCTGCGGGCGCTCGCGCCAGAGATCAGCGACGTGTTCAAAGACGCGATCGGGCCGATCCTCAGCACTATCCCCGGCATCAAGATCGATCGGTCCAATCGCGGCAAACTCGCTCAACTCCGGGAACAACTCTCGGTGGCGATGGACCCGGCGACGGTCGGAAGACTGGAGGACGCTCGCCGTGAACTCGCGAGCCTGAACGCCGCCGGCCCGATGGCGGGGATGGGCATGGGGATGGGCGGCGGCATGGACCCCCGCGCGCGTCTGTCGGATGAGATTCGCAGGCTCTCTGGCGAGGCTGGGCGACTCAAGAACGCCATTGCGGTCCAGGAGGCCATCATCAAGCAGGAAGACGTTGATCGCGTCCTGGCCGCCGCGGGAGCGACGGCGGAGTTCAAGGCGAACATCGGCGCCCTGGCATCCACCTTCACCGGCCAGTTCGTGCCGGCCCTGCAAGCGGCGGATGACGCAATCTCCCAGATCGACATCTTCCAGGCCGATGGTGAGTTCGTCGGCCCGCCCGAGCCTCCGCAGCAGAAGTTCCCGAGCATCTTCCAGGCGTTCGACGCGATCGCGGCCCAGGCCCAGGAGACCGGCCGACAGATTGGGGCCGGCCTGGCGAAGGGGTGGGAGACGTTCAAGGAGGCGGCGAAGAAGAACTGGGAGAAGACGCAGGACCTCTTGAAGGAAGCCCGGCAGTATCGCTTTGAGTTGTACCCGGCTGAGAAAGTCGAAGCCGATGTAGCAGAATTGCGCCGCGTGACCGCCGAGGTCCGCAAGCTCGGTCTTCAGACCGCGCTGACCGAAGAGGAGATCGAGAAGCTCGCGGGGAAGTGGCGAGACAAACTCAAGCAACCCGAAAAGGAGGTTCGCAACCTCGCTAACGATATGAAGAAAGCCATCGAGGGTTTCGCGGACGACGCTGCCAATGCCTTTGCAGATTTCGCCTTCGGTGCCGAAGTGTCCCTCGGTGATCTGCTGAAGAGTTGGGGCAAGACGCTTCTCGCGATGGCCACAAAAGCCCTCATCTTCAAGCCTTTGTTTGACAGTTTGGGTGACGGTTTTGGTAAGTGGTTCGGGACAACAACGGCTGGCCAGGTATCCACGGGATCAACTTCCGGGCTTGCCGAGGGCGGCCCGGTGACTGGCGGCAGTTGGTCCTGGGTAGGCGAGCGAGGCCCAGAACTCGTCCAGTTCGGCCGATCTGGCTACGTCTATCCCAATGGCGTTATGCCGGGCGGCGGCGCCGTGGTCCAGATCATCGACCAGCGCGGGAGCGGCGCTCGGCCGGAAGTGTCCCAGGGCCGCGGCCCAGACGGGCGGCAACTGATCAAGGTGCTGATCCGTGATGAGGTCCGGGGCATGATATCGGACGGCTCATTGGACCGATCGATGGCGTCAACCTTCGGGCTTGGGCGGCGCGGCACAGCACGCTGAATCGGAGTACACTTTCGCATGGACCCGTCGGGAGGAATGCCATGCGGATTGCGGTGATAATCGCGTTGTTGGCCGTAACTTACGTCCAAACAGGTTGTGTCGGGCCCTTCGCCCCCGCTGGTATCTACGCGAAATCTGACAGCGAACTCGAGCGCGAATCTACCGGCGATCTGGCTCGTGCATATGGCCAGCAGCGTGGTGGATGGCCAGGAAAGCCGGAGCGGTTCGAGACGGAGCTTCGTCGCCGGAACGCTTTCACCGCTGAGCAGTGGTCCCGCATTCAGAAGCGGAATGTCCGTCAAGGGGACACCAGCGAATTTGTACTCGCGGCGTGGGGTCCTCCGGACGACTCCCTTCACCAGACCAGTTCAAATGGTGCCTCTGCCCTTTGGATCTACTCGTTCAAAACCACCAGACCGGAGGCCCGAGGCACGGTGTACTTCGTCGGGAATTCCGTTTCCAGCATCACGCAATAGGAAAAGAGGACCAATGGCGATTCCGACGGAAGCAGATTTTCAGCACGCAAGACGACAGGCCGAGTTCGCGGCGGCCCAGCCGGTTCGCATCGTGACCGGCTCATCAGAATTCTGGGGACCAACCGACCTTTGGAAGATCATCGGCGGTGTGACCGTCGGCGTCTTCGTGGGCCTGTGGCTTTTCGCGCTGACCTTTGAGTGGGTGACCAAGCACCGCCTCAGTCGCGCTGTTGAGCAGAAGAGCAACGCCATCTACTCGCCCCGCTGACCCGCCATGCCCTCCCCCTTTCACCCCCAACCCATCCGCGACGGCAAGGCTCTGATCTGGGCGGTGGTATCAGGCAGCGACATCGTCGCGGCCTCGACCCGCAAGGCGGACCTGGTGCCGATCTGCCGACAGTTCGAGGATGGCAGGATTGTCCGTGTCGAGGCGGCGGTGCCAGTCAATCGAACAGAGCGGCTGGTCAGCGTGCGGCGGCCTTCTTCCCGGCCTTCTTGAACGCCTTGGCGAGCTTGTCGATGGTCTCGACTCCCGCCGAGTGCTTCCCGGTCTCGATGCGTGAGATCGTCTCCTGGCGGACGCCGGCGAGGTTGGCGAGGTCCTGCTGGGAGAGGCCCAGTTCCCGGCGCTGCCGGATGATGTCGCGGGCGATGGAGACGCGAGCGTACTCCACCGCGGGCATGTTCCCGTCTTTGTCGGCCTGTGGGAACGCGGGAAGGCCATCATCCACGGAAGCCCGACCTGCGGCCTTGGTCAGGTCGTTGTAGTCGCGCTCGGTCATCACCACCAACCTCGCTCCGTCGATCTCGATTGTCTGAGTCCTCAACATGCTGCACCTTTCTGACCCCTTGGCCGATTCACTCGTAGAAACCGTCTCGATGCCCGACCTTCACGACCGTCACGATGTAGATCACGGGTTCCCCCTCCGCCTTCACCGTGAACTGAACGCGGTAGTCGCCGGTGCGAACCCGGTACTGCCCCGCGAGTTCGCCCCGAAGCGGCTTGGCCCCGCTGACCTGCGGCCACTTCGCAAGCCGCTCGAACACGACCTTCATGCGCTCCTTGATCCGCTCGGGAAGCGACTCGAACTGCTCGCGGGCCTCGGCGGTGATGAGCACGGTTGCCATGACATGATTATGACACGGCTATGATGCGTTGTCAAGGTATATGCGCGAATTCCGCGCTGATTTTCTAAGGGCGACCGGAGCGGGTAGTATCGCCCAAGCCGCCGTGGACCGGCCGGCGAGTCAGAAGGCAATGGCGGACGTGATATGGCCTGCCGGGCTGCCGCAAGCCCCCCAGGTCGCCAGGTACAGCCAGGTCGATCAGGACCGCACCGTCCGCACGTCGATGGACGTGGGGCCGGCCAAGGTACGCCGCCGCGCCACGGCCGCCATCGAGACGTGCGAAATCGAGCTCAGCCTCACCCGCGCCCAGGTTGCCACCCTCAAGACGTTCTTCCGCGACTCGGTCTTCGCGGGCGCCGTTCCGTTCGAGTGGAAACACCACGAGACGGGCAACCAGATCGACTACCGCTTCACCGGCCCGCCGACCTTCACGCCGCGGGCTTCGCGGCAGGCCGGCACCGAGTACTGGACCGCCGCGTTCCAACTGGAGGCGATGCCGGGGACGGAGATCACCGTCATTCCGCCGCCGGACCCGCCGCCGCCGGAACCAGGCGAGCCGCCCGCTCTCTTCACCGAAGAGCCCGAGCCGGGCGCCAACGCCCGCATGGAATCGGACCTGCAGCCGTGGGCGGTCATGTACTTCGACGAACCAGACGTCATCACGCCGGCCCCAGATGACGAACCGCTGGTCTTCGTCAGCGACCCGTTCCCCGAGGAGGAGAACCTGGCGATGGCGATCATCGGCGTGGACGCCGACGCCAGCGGGGCCTCGGGGTCGATTTCCGACGCGGGCACGGTCAACGGCGGAGTGTCCTGACCACCTCACCCCCTCACCACACAGGAGCAGCAATGGGAACCAAGATCATCGTCTCAACCAACACCGACATCGCCTGCGGAGCAGCGTCTCCCAAGACGGTCCTGGGCTACAAGGCCCCCACCGGCATCGCGGCCCGAGTCCTGCGTTACGGCGTCTCGTTCGACGGCACGAGCAGCACCGACGCCCGCGCCACGATCGACTTCCAGAAGAAGCCCTCCTCCGCGGGCACGGCGACGGACATCTCTACCGAGATCGCCACGGCGTCTGGTCTGACGACCTCGCTGGGCAACGCCTACCAGAACTACTCGGCCGAGCCTGGGAGCGACGCGAGCACCCGCGTCCTTCGTCCCCACCGGATGGCCCCCACCGGCCCCTTCGAGACGCTCGCCGGGATTGACCTCGGCCCGGCCGAGCAGATCGGCCTGCGGGTCTACGGGGCCAGCGGCAAGACCTGCCGGGCCTGGATGGAAGTGGAACTGGGCTGAACCAGGTTGATCACGCGGTCATGACCAGTCAGGACCAATGCCCCGCACTCTCTCCACCACCGCCCGCCGCGCCCTCTACGCCCAGGAAACCGGCGAGGTGTTCCTGTTGCTCCTGGCGATCAGCCACCCATCGCTCCCCGAGCCGATCCGGGTGGTGAACAACAACCAGGACGTGGTGAGCGGCGGGATCACCTACCAGCGGTTCCCTTTCGAGCTCGCCCTCCCAAACGACTCGGATGAGGCGCCGCCCACCGTCACCCTCCGCATCGCCAACGCCGATCGGCAGATCGTCCAGGCGGTCAGGAGCCTCGCCGGCGAGGCGATGACGGTGGAACTGTCGGTCATCCTGGCGAGCAGCCCCGACACCATCGAGGCGGGGCCGTACCGCTTCACCCTCCGGGACGTCTCGTACGACGCGGCGATCGTGGAGGGGACACTGCGGTTCGAGGATGTCCTGAACGAGCCGTTCCCTGCGGACTCCTTCACCCCGGCCCGCTTTCCAGGTTTGTTCTGACCCGCACCCATGGCGCGACTGACCGACGACATCCCCGCCTGGGCCGGCAGGTACATCGGCATCCCGTTCGGTGAGAATGGCCGGGATCGCGCCGGCGTGGACTGCTGGGGGCTGCTCCGGCTTGTGTACGCCGAGCGGTACGGCATCTACCTCCCGTCCCACCACGACGGTTACCAGGGCACGGAGGATCGGCCAGGCGTGGCGGCGGTGCTGGGGGCCGAGTTGGACGAGGGGGGGAACTGGCGGCCCGTCCTGGGCCATCCAGGGGCCGGCGTTGAGGTCGGCGACGCGATGCTCTTCCGCGCCGGGGCGAGCGACCTGTGGCATGTGGGCGTGGCGATCGCCCGCGGCAAGATGCTCCACTGCCGGCGCGGGAGCGACTCCTGTATCGAAAGGTGGGACGAGGGCATCTGGACGCCGCGGTTCCACGGAGCGTTCCGCTTCGCGGGGCCGGTGCGAATGGCCGGGCGGGTGTCGCCGCTCAAGCCGGCCATCCTCCAGGTCACACTCCCCGCCGGCGGGACGATCACCGACATGCTCGCCGCCGCGGCGGTCCAGCCCTCGCCGTTCCTGCGGATCTGGATCGGGGACCAGGAGATCGGTCGCCAGCACTGGGCCCGCGTGCGGCCAAAGCCGGGCCGGATGGTGACGGTCGCCGCGGTCCCGGCGGGCGGTGGCAACGGCAAGGCCCTGCGGATCGTGCTGATGGTGGCCGTCGTCGCGCTGAGCATCATCGCTCCGTACGCGGCCCCGGCCGCGTGGGGACTGGTGGGGGCGACGGGCACGCTGACCATGACCGGGGCGCTGGTCGCCGCCGGCATCACGCTCGCCGGCACGCTCGCCATCAACGCCCTTATCCCGCCGCCAAGCCCGCGGCTGAGCGACAATGGCCCTCAGCAGAACAGCCCGACGATCACGGGCGGTCGCAATGAGACCAGGCTCTTCGGCGTGGTCCCGGTCATCCTGGGCGAACACCGGATGGCCCCGCTCTACGGCGCCAAGCCGTACACCGAGATCGTCGGGGACGACCAGTACCTGCGTCTGCTCTTCGCGGTCGGGTACGGACCCGTCGAGCTCAGCGACCTCAAGATCGGCGAGACGCCGCTGGAGGAGTTCGAGGGCGTAGAGGTCGAGACCAGGGAGGGCCGGCCCGGCGACGCCCCGCTGACGCTCTATCCCGGCACCGTGCTGGAGGATGCCAACGCCATCCTGCTGGAGCAGGCCGCGGGGTGGACCGTCCGAACCAGCGAGGCCAACGCGAACGAACTCTCGGTGGATGTCACCTTCCCCCAGGGCGTGGTTCGGTTCGCTTCCAACGGAGACCGCGAGGAACTGATCGTCAGCCTCGAGGTCGAGTACGCCCCGGCCGGGAGCGGGCAATGGAGGTCCGTCAACGGCGCCTCGCCGGACTTCACCCGCGGCCTGGACTACCTGTTCAGGACGCCGGAGGTTCGTCGGGGCGGGAGTCTCGCCCACGTGGGGTCCATCGCCTGGGGGGCGGGGTTCGCCAACGCGAGGCCGGCCTACCTGCCCGCGGGTGGAGGGTGGTCGTGGCGAGCGAGCGGGTATGTCTACGCGCCGGTCGTCGGCACGTACCAGTTCGGGCTCGACTGCTCGGACGCCGGCGATCTCTTCGTCGATGACCAGATGGTGGCAAGCTGGTACGGCACGCACGCGACGGCCGGGGGCGGCACGCCCGACTTCGCGGCCCACAGCGGATCGATTCATCTGCGGGTTGGGTGGCACCGCCTCCGGCTCCGCGTTGAGTCTCGCTCCGCCAACGGGGCCGCTGCGCTGGGCTGGCTCCAGCCCGGCGGCAGTTGGGAGGTGATCCCCGCCAACCGGCTCAAGTACGTCAGCATCGAACCAGCGCAAGGCCTCCAGCCGCAGACAAGCACCAACCATCCGGGCCGGCTGTGGGTCGCGTGGTACGACACGCTGGTGTACGCCCACTCGATCACGGTGCGGGCCGACCGGGCCGAACAGATCAGACGGTCTCTCTCTTGGGCGGTCGAGCCCGGCCAGTACGACATCCGCATCCGCCGCGTCACGCCGGACTCCACCAGCGACCGGATCATCGACAAGGCGTACTGGTCGGCGGTGCGGACCATCCGCAACGAAGACCCCGTCAACATGGCGGGCCTGGCGAAAGTCGCCATCCGGATCAAGGCCACGGACCAGCTCAACGGCGTGGTGGACCAGTTCAACCTCGTCACGCGATCGATCCTGCCCGATTGGGACTCTGCCACCGGGCAGTGGGTCGAGCGCGGCACGAGCAACCCGGCGAGCTGCTACCGGGCGGTTCTCCAGGGGCCGGCCAACGCCCGGCCCGTCGGGGATGAGCGTCTGGATCTGGCCGAACTCCAGGCCTGGCACGAAGCGTGCGACGCCGCGGGCTTCCAGTTCAACGCGGTCGTCGACTTCGCCGGCACCGTCTGGGAGCGACTGGGCGACGTTGCCGCGACGGGCCGGGCCTCCTTCGGGATGCGTGACGGCCGCTACTCGATCGTCCGCGACAAGCGTCAGACCGTGCCCGTCCAGCACTTCACGCCGCGGAACTCATCGGGTTTCAAGGGCCGAAAGGCCTTTCCAGACCTGCCCCATGCCCTGCGGATCAGGTTCCTCAACCGGGCAACCGATTACCAGCAGGACGAACGCACGGTCTACGAGGACGGGCGCGACGCGAGCAACTCCACGAAGTTCGAGACGCTCGAACTCTTCGGCGTGACGGACGCCGCCCAGGTCTGGAAGCACGGACGGTACATGACCGCCGTGGCGCGACTCCGCCCCGAGGTGTACGAACTCAGCACCGACATCGAGCACCTGGCGTGCACCCGCGGCGATCTGGTCCTGGTCACGCACGATGTGCCGCTCTGGGGTCTCTCCTTCGGCCGCGTGGCGGCGCTGATCCTCGACCAGGCGGACAACCTGGTCGGGCTGAGGCTCGATGAGCTGGTGACGATGGTCGCCGGCGAGGAGTATGTCATCCGTGTCCGCCTCGAGGACGGCACGAGTTGGATCCGCTCGGTGACCACCATCGAGGGCGAGGGCTACGAGGTCGCCTTGGGGCCGGTCAGCGCCAACGACGCGCGCCCCAAGGTCGGCGACCTGTGGATGTTCGGGCGACTGGGACAGGAGACGCGGGAACTCCTGGTCAAGAGCATCGAGATCGACAAGGACCTCGGGGCACGGCTGATGCTGGTCGATCATGCCCCGGCGGTCCACGAGGCGGACCAGGGACCGATCCCGCCGTATGACCCTGGCATCTCGCTCCCGCCGGCATGGCTCAACCGCCCCGATGCGCCGGTCATCGAGAGCATCCGCTCCGATGACTTCGTGATGATCCGAGATGCCGATGGCTCGCTGCGGCCCCGGATGCTCATCACGCTCCGCCGGCCGAGCGGGACGCGGCCGATCCCCAACGCCGCCCAGGTCCGCATCCGGCCCATCCCCGAGCCCGGCGCCCAGGGCGAGGGGCCTTGGATGCACCTGCCGCTCACGCCCATCGATGACAACCAGATCTCCGTCGAGCGCGTCGAGGAGGGGCAGACCTACCAGATTCGCCTCCGCACCGTGACGGCGACGGGGCTGACGTCGGTCTGGGTCGAGGCGGAGCACACGGTTCTCGGCAAGGTGGGGCCGCCGCCGGATGTGCAGTCCTTCGACGTGGCCCGGCTCGCCGACGGCACGCGGCGGTACTCCTGGGTGCTGGGCTCGATCCCGCCCGACATCGCCGGCGTCAAGATCAGGTACGGGCCGGGCGGCGAAGGCCGCACTTGGGACCAGCTCTCACCACTGCATGACGGAGTGCTCGAGGGCGCCTCGCCGATGGAGATGAACGTCCCGCCGGCTGGGGTGTGGACCTTTGGGATCAAGATGGTGGACACCTCGGGCAACGAGTCCCGCAACGCGGTCCTGATCGACCGAACGCTGGGATCGCCGCGGCAGGAAGGCGTCGCGGTCTCCGTCGATGCCAAAGCCGATGGATGGCCCGGCACCAAGACCGGCTGTTACGTGAGCAATGACCGCACGCTGGTCGCCGCGGGACGGGAGCGGTGGGACACGCTCGCCTTCCCGTACAGCGTCTCGACCTGGGCGCAGTGGTGGTCCTGGACGCTCGACCCCACCACGCCGATCGTGTACGAGCACCCGACCATCGATGCCGGGTTCCTGTTTGACTTCGAGCCGGCGGTGTACGCCGTCTCCGATGGCGTCCGCACCGTCGAATTCGACTACTCGGTTGATGGCACGGTGTGGGCGGGGTGGAGCGACCTGGCTCTTTTCGCCAGCCGAACGGTGCGGGCGAGGTACGCCCGGTTCCGCGTGACGGTCTCGATCGGCAACGGGGCGACGATCCCCATCATCCGCGAGCTGGTGTTCCTGCTCAGGGCAGAGACGATCGTCCAGGAAATCCAAGACCTGGAGACGGCGGCATTGATCCCGGAGCTCCGGCATGGCGCGGGCGATGTGGCGCTGCCCATCTCGTCCGGCCTCTTCGCCGCGGTGCGGACAGTGTCGATCTCGTTCAACGGCATGGGCGCGGGGTGGACCTGGGAACTCGTGAACAAGTTCACGTCGCCAGGCCCGCGGGTCCGGCTCTTCGGTCCCGGCGGCGCGCCGGCAGACGCGACGATCGACGCGATCGTCCGCGGCCTCCGAAGCGCGGATGGGTCGTCCGCAACCGTGCGGGCGGGTAGGCTCATGTTCAACGCCTCGGACAACTCGGGGCTCATCGGCGTGACGTAAGGAGTACTAGATGGCTCTCAACATACTCGACGGCAACGGGGCGGCAAAAACGCTCAAGACAACGCTCGACGGTTCCGACCACGTCACGCATCACCGTATCGACGCGGTGGCCGGCACAGTCGCCGCGACTCAATCAGGCACGTGGAACGTCATCATCACCGGCTCGCTGCCGGCGATCGAGCCGGGCGTGGGAGCGCTCAACCTGGGTAAGGCAGAGGACACGGCACACACCTCCGGCGATGTCGGAACGATGGCGTTGGCTGTTCGGAACGATGCGGGAGTCTCACTCTGTGGGAGTGATGGCGACTACGTGCCGCTGTCAACGGACTCCAGCGGCGCCCTCCGTGTGACGGGCGGCGGCGGTGGGACGCAGTACGCAGAAGACTCCGTCCACTCTTCTGGCCATGTCGGAACGATGGCGTTGGCTGTTCGGAACGATGCGGGAGTCTCACTCTGTGGGAGTGATGGCGACTACGTGCCGCTGTCAACAGACTCCACGGGGAGATTGTTCGCCAGCGTCATCGCCCCCGCGATGACCAACTCGGCAGGTGATGGGGCGAGCGTGTCTGGCGATACAGATCACGACGCGGCTGATGCGGGAGAGCCCATCAAAGTTGGATTTCGGGCCACGACCACACTGGCAGGCATCACACTCGTGGCCAACGCGGATCGGACACATGGGTACGCCGGCGTGGATGGGGCGCAAATCGTCAGACCGCATGCCCCCCTCGAGGACATCGTAACTGGCAACGCGAACAATTCCGACGGCACATCGACACAATGCGTCGCTGCTGGAGCAGCAGGGATCAGGCACTACATCACCTCAATCTGTCTCACGAATACCAGCGCTTCCGATATCTACGTGGAGATCAAAGACGGTACAACCGTCAAGCTCACGTTGCCACTGCCGGCGCATGGCGGATGCGTCTTCAATCCCCCTGTGCCGATCCCAGGATCGGCTGCTACAGCCTGGAACTTCGATCCATCGGCGGCCGCGGCCACGGTGTTCTGCAGTATGATCGGTTTCAAATCGAAGGTGTAATCTACGATGGCAACGATCTCGAATATCACTGTCTGCAGCGGCGGAAACCACATCCACGGCACAATCACACTCGCTGACGGGAGGACCCGTGATTTCCGTGTGACATTGCAGGAAATGCGAGAAGTGGTCGACGACACCGATGCGCGAGCCTTCATCATCCGCCAGGTCGCCAGCATCATTCGAGCCAACCCAACTGACACCCTCGTCCAAATTCGCAACCGCATCCAGGCCGCCACCTACATGGAGTGACTCTGATGGCATTGACACCGATCAAGGGTGGCTTCATATGGCCTGAGCGTGTCTGGGAGTGTTCGAACAACACTGCTCGGCTGCTCGACGCGGCCGGAGAGAAGTTCGCGTCACTGGTCACGTTCACCACATCCACCACGATCGGTAAGATCAGATTTCGCCTGGGGTCCGTGCCCACGGGAGATACGCTCCGCGTCTCCATCCAAGACGTTGATACCGCTACGGGCGATCCAGACGGAGGAGTGGACCAGTACCGCTCCGTCTCTGTGAGCGGCGGAGACGCCAACACCTGGAAGCTGACAGGCCTTCTAACGACTGACGGCACCGACTCTGGCGGTAAGCGATCGGTCGCGGCCGGGGATTCGGTCTTCGTCGTCTTCGACTTTTCTACGTACACGTCTGGCGTGATCAACCTCATGGACTCGGCCACGGGGCAAGCGGTGCACAACGCCAACTACAGCGATCACTACACCACATCGTGGGCCAAACTCGTCTCGTGGGGATGTTTCGAAGTACTGGATGATGCCGATCAGGTCGTGCTCGTGATCGGTGCGATCCCAGCGGTCAACAACAGCAGCACGTCGATCAACAACACGACAGCCGTGCGGGAGCAGGGTAACTACTTCCAGGTGCCGGCACCGTGCAAAGCTGGGGGGCTGTTCGTCGCGGTGGACGGCGATGGCGACTACGAAGCCATTCTGTATGATGCTGATGGGACTACGAAACTCGCATCTACGAATCTAGATAAGGACGTGAGACAACAGACAGGTGTGGCGAACACTATCCTGAGGTTTGCGTCGGATGTCACGCTCTCGACTGGTACCTGGTACAGGATGGTGATCAAGCCCACAACGTCGACCAGTTTGACCCTTCGCCAGATGGATCTCGGGACATCCGCAGGTGCAGACGGGATGCCGGGAGGGCTCTACTGCTACTGGACAGAACGATCATCTGGGGGAAGTTGGACGGAAAAATCTGACAGAATCGCCAAGATCTGGCTCTGGGTGACCGCAATCGACGACGGGTCTGGAGGCGGGGCATCCGGAGGGCGTGTCATCGGGGGATAGATTTCGCTACGGCGTGATAGACATGCTTGTGTGGCGCGGGAAGTATGCACCGTGCCGATGCTTCGTCCCCGTTCAATCCTCGATTGGTTCGCGGCGGCGCTGAGGCGTCTGTTCCGGCGGCGATGTTCGCCGCCGACGGTCACCGTTGTCATCACCATTGGAGCTCCCCATGCCCGCCGACACCCGTATCAGCAACCTGCAGGAAGTCCCCGTCACCGTGCGGTATCTCGACGCCAACGGTCGCACCGTCAGCGTTGACGGCCCGCCTGTCTGGGAGGTCAACGACGAGACGCTCGTTGCGGTCGAGGTCGCGCCCGACGGACTCTCTGCCGTGGTCCGCAGCCGCGGGCCGGTTGGCTCGACGTTCGTCACCGTCACCGCTGACGCCGAGATTGGCGACGGCACGCGTGAACTCGTCGGCACCTTCGAGGTGGAGGTGTTCGAGAGCGGTGCCGTTTCCGTGACCTTCGAGTTCGGCGACGTCCGTGATCGCACGGCCTGATCCAGGAGGACACACCATGCGTTCCTTCTCAATCGTCGCGTTGGCGGGCCTGCTCTTGGGCGGGTGTGCCTTCACGCACCCGCCGACCACCAAACTCGATCTCACGTCCGGCACGTACGAGAGCCCGAAGGACATCAAGGCCCAGAAGATCGGCGTCCGCGTGACCGACCCCACCGGGCAGGTGATCAAGGACGTGCAGATCGAGGGCCTCGACTCCTCAGCCTCGAGCGTCATCACCGCTCAGGCCGCGGCGATGCAGGCCCAGGCCGAAGCCCTGACCCGCGTCGTCGATGCCCTGGGCCGCGTGACCGAATCTCTCTCCGGCCGTCCGTTGCCGATCTTCGGCCCACACCCGTGACACACACAACCGCGACCAGGCCCAGCGGCCTGACTCGCGGTTTTCTTTCTTGGAGTCTCCCTCATGGCCTGGCCTTCCATCCCGACCTTCTCGACCGCTAACGTCGACAGCCCGAGCGACAACCCCTCGCTGGCACGCGTTGACATCTTCAACGCCATGACCGACCTGGGCAACGTCATCGACGGCCGCGGCCAGGCGAGCGGAGTGGCGCCGCTCGACGCCGCGGCCAAGGTGCCCATCGCCAACCTCCCGATCACGCCGGTGGCCGAGGGGCTCGCCTCCTGGCAGACGGCGGGGACGTACCTCTGGACGGTGCCAGCGGGCGTTACGCGGCTCTACGTTGAGGCCTGGGGAGCGGGCGGCGGCGGAGGCTTCGGTGCCAGCCCCAACCCCCACGGCGGCGGTGGCGGGGCCGGCGGCGGTGCGATCAAGGTGTGGACGGTGACGCCGGGACAGACGGTCACCATCGTCGTCGGTGCCGCGGGCGCTGGAGCGGCAGGACCGGCCAACGCCAACGGTGGCAACGGCGGCAACAGCACCGTCACCATCGGCGCGACGACCATCACCGGCAGCGGCGGCCTCGGCGGCCAGGGCGGCGTGTCGCCGTACGGCGGTCAGGGCGGCGGCGCCACGGGCGGCGATGTCAACCTGGCGGGTGGAACGTCGATGACCGGCATCGCCGGCATGGGCGGGATCGGCGGGGCGAACATGCGTTCGGGAGCGGCTCCTGGTCCGGTCGGCTATGGGTTCGGCGGCGGCGGATACGGCTCGGGAACAAGCGGGCCTGCCACCGGAATCAGCGGCAAGGATGGCGGCGTGCTCATCAGCTGGTAGACTGACCCATGCAGCAAGCAACCTCAACGGGCTTGGACTCGGTCATGATCAACTCGTACGGGCCGTACGCCTTCGGCGTCGCCGCGCTGGGGTTCATCGTGCTCCTGTTCCTGCTGGTGTTTCGCATTGTCGCTCCGACCCTGACCAGGTGGATCGAGATGCACACGACCGCGACCAAGGCGAACGCCGAGGCGATGATGTGTCAGCGTGAGACGGCGGGATCACTCGAACGGAGCCTTGCCCACATGGCGACCATAAGAGGCACGGACAAGCATTAGGCACCGGCGCCTGCTCCAGAACCACCGACGCCGCCCGCGACGCCCAGGCCCAATCCAAGGCCCAGCCTCGGGCCTCCAGTGCTTGAGCCTGACCCCGCCGCGGACCAATCCTCGAAGATCCCGGCCCAGTACTGGCGATACCCATGAACGGTCGCGCCATTGGCTCCGCTGACTGCCAGATGCAGCGAGTCAACGACACGGCTCTCACCTGTGGTGCCGGCGACGGATATGGAAAAATCAGGGTCTGGGTTCGAGAGCGTCACGGTGGTACCGCTCCGTGCGCTCATCTCCCACGTCCCGTTCACGTGAGGTGTTGAGTTCGTGCCGGCGATCCAGAGCACATCCGTCAATGCGTAGGCGTTGACGCAGTTCATGCCGATGTCAGCGCCGACAATAGTGATCGGGATGGACGTGATGGATTGCGATGCTGGCGCCCGTTCGTACAGCGTCTCGAGGCCGCGGCCCACGCTCTTCAGCATCGCTGGGGTCCACCGGCCTGACGAATTGAATCCAAAGGTCCGCGTAGGTTCTGCCGTGACGAGATCCTCGATTCCGGAGGTCGCGTACCCAGCGCGTGCCGTCTCACCGGTACTCAGGTTCGGATGATCCGGGCAGAGCGCGACAACGAAGTCATCCGCCGCGTATCCCTTCGCCGCCCACCGATCCCGCCAAACAGATATCACATACGCGACGTTGTCCTTCCACGCCGCGAGGGATCCTCCCGCGTACGCATTGGGGATCGACGTCGCTGTCTCGGACGCCTCGTTCGATCCTTCGTTGAGAAAGAAGATCACCCGGGGAGTCTGCCCAGCGTCAACAATCGGGCGGACAATGACTTCGATCCAGTGGTCGATCGCCTCCGTGTAACACTGAGACCCGTCCACGCGCGCGAGATTGTGCGCGAAGTCCCTGGTAGACCATCCGCCCATCGATTCGAATGGTGCCACGAGGACACCGGCGGTCGCGTCCCGCTCCCACGTCAACTGGAACCCGAATCCTACCTCGCCGGTAGGTCTCATGTCCGCGGGGGACGCAATACCTGCAGATGGCCCAACCCGCAACTGAGTAGTCCGAGTGCCGGCGGGGACATCCCACGTCGCCCGGGAGAATCCGGTCGGTGTCCCAGCTGGGACGATCACGTTCGAGCCGTAGTTGGCGACGTGTACGTTCGGGACGGCCCCCTCGATGGCTGCCGGCCGGAAAGTCCCGCCATCTGCCGTAGCGTTTGAGTACCAATGGTCCGACCGGAGGGCCGCCGCCGGATTGATGTGGTATGGACTCGATGCTGTCGCGCCGAATGAGATCCCGGAGGCTACGCCGCCATAGCCGACCGCCGTGTTGTTTTTGAAATGCAGCATACGGTAAAACGGCGGGTACTCGGTCCCCGACCCGTCGTTGCTCCGACCGTACTGATACGCCTTCGCCTCGACGGTGTGGAGGGCAAGTACGTTGGAGCTGTCTAGCAGAGAGTTCGCACCGGTGCTGGTGACGACTCTGGACCACCCCACGCACGACGTGTTCGCCCTTGCGGACAGATTCCCGTCGTTGGCGTTCGTGCTGCTATTGGTTGACGTCAGCGTGACGGGTCCGGCAGCGAAGATCTTGATACCCGCCGTCACGAACGACTGCTGGATCGCCTCGATCAGGCCGTACCCGTTCTTCAGGCCGTTGGAGTTCCAGAGGCCGGTCACGGCGACGCGCTGGGTGCGGCACCAGTTGAGGGCCTTGGCCGCAATGGACGGGTTGATGATCGTCGCCATGCGGGCATACTACCCGCCGCGAAGGGCCGCCTTCACCTTCTTGCACAGGCGCTTCTCAGCGACCGTCGCGCGTGCAGGCCCACAGATCTCCTCGAGCTCCTGCGCCGAGCGGAGCATCAGCCTCACCATCTCCGAGGCCATGAGGCGGGCACGCGGCGTCACACCACAGCACCGAAGTTCCGCCGACAGGCGATAGCACTCGCTGGCCAGCATGGAGCAGTTCACAAGGGTCGCGGCAACGACACGTTCCTCCGTCATCGCGGCGGCTCCTGAGGCTCGACATTCGCGGGGCGCACGACCACCCATCCCTCATGGATCATGCGGTTGAGCGTGGTGGCGATGGCCTGGCGAGCGACGGCACGCCAAGCGTCATGGACCTCCCCGGCCATCGAGTCCCAGGACGTGCCGCGGCTGTCGCTGGCCTTGACGTCAGCGGCCTCGCACATCGTCTCATGACAGCGCTTGGCGACATCATCGATGAGGCCGGGCGGCACGGGCAGATAGGGCGTCTCTTGCATCGCTCACGATCTCCTGTTCGTTGGTGACGCGGGCGTCGCCGGCCGGTCGAACCTGCCGCGGCGGGTGATGTGCCAGTCCTTCGGAGCGTCGATGCTGATGCGGCGGCGGTCGCGCTT